CGTTGTTCTTTAACAATCTGTTGATTTCTTTTCCTATCTTGAAGTTCTTCATGGTTGTATGTCTATCCCTCTGTTTTTAAGTGCGTTATATACTGATTGCGTGAGTGCTTGTATTGCATTCTGCTCTGCCGCTGCCACTCCGTCACTGAAAAAGTGATTGGCATCTATTATGCCTCTGTATCCACCTTTTCCTGACCTTGCAAGCCTGTTGAAGTTGACCTTTCCTGTCTTCTTGTTTGTGGCATAACCTGTGATTTTATGACCTTTGGTGTATCTTGGCTTTGTGCCACCCTCAAAGAACCTTAATCTGAAATCAGAAAGAGCATGGACACCAAATATGTTTTTTGCATTGTCAGGATGGGTTTTGATACCTGATGATAGTGCGTACAGCCATTTGCCGCTTGTAGTGTCCGCTGATGCTCCCATTTCTTTACGTAAGGATGAAATAATGTTTTGATAATAAACATTACCCATAGCCTCAAGACCCTCATTAATTACGTCACTTATTATTTTTGGGTCTGAAAGAGTGGCAAGCATTTGGTCTACCTGTTTGGTGTCTATTTCTACAAAATCACTCATTGATTAACTCTGTCACAATTCTGATGTCATTATTCTCCTTCCGTCTGTCAATTGTTATTACCCTCCACTTTCTGTCATCAAACTCAATGATTGAGGTGTCATTGATTGGAACATAAGACCTTACATAAAAGGTTTTGGTGTGGTCATACACAATCTCATTGTTTTCATTCTGCCTTGTTCCGCTTGTGTTGTCAACCTTTGCCCTTGTGGTGTAATCAAGTTTGGTAATGATTTCCCTCTCTCCATACTCATTGAGAACCTCAATGGATTTGTATAATCTGATGATTTCATTGTACTGACCTGCCATCATGGTTGTGTTCCTCCCTTAAATGTTTGGTGTTCCCTCATGAGGGCCGTTATAGTCTTTATACAATGAGAGTAAGTACTCATACCCAAGTGGCAGTTCAACGCTTGCAGCGAATGCAATGGATTCCCTTTTTGCGTAGAAAGTGCCAACCATCAAGAGCATTGCTTGAATAAGCGGCATTGGCAACATACCTTCATCATCTTCCAAGTCTGACAACGGATGGTCAATGTGCTTTTGTATTGCGTTTTCAGCCACTTTTGCCAAATCACACAAATACTCATCATCATCATGGAATTCATCATTAATGTTGAGTTGTTTTTTCATCTGATATAACTGAAGATACATTGTCAAGTTTTTTTTTTAATTGGGTTGGGGAATACCCCAAACCCATTATTGTCTAAGTTTTTGATTAATCAGTTGAAATCTCACCTGTGGCGAATGCCTCTTCCCTGAGAATCTGTGCATCAACATACATGTTGACAACCAATCTGATTTGACCGTCAGCAGCCTTTGTGTATGGGTCAACCGTGAGGTCAACACCACCCCAACTACCAATTGCAAGGTTGGAGAAATCACCATAGACATACTGTGTGCCACTTACGTTGGATGTGTTGTAGGCTCTTGTGCCATCAACCTCACCACCTTCATATACCATACCTGTGGCATTTGTGCCCTTAATCATACAGCGCAAAGCGGCCTTTGCCTTGTTGCTCATGATGTAGCAGCACTCACCATAAACGTTGGCATCCTCAATGTCTGCTTCCTTGTCACAGATGTCTGCATAACTTGAAACGGTGTCAGGTTCAATGGTCTTGAAGATACCCTCAGGTTTGGTTGTGGTTCCTGCGGCATCACCAAGAACAGTTTCCTCAATCTTTGCGTTCACTGCCTTGACAAGGTCTTCCCTGATAGCGTTCTCAACGCCAATGGAATCCTGTGCGATAAGCATCTTCGAAATGTCCACATAAGCGGTAATTCTCTTTGGAGAAAGCGTGATGTGGTCAAATGTTGGAGCACCATCACTTGCTGTTGTGGTCTCACCTTCCCAAGCCACATTGGATTTGGTCATTGTAGGATATTGAACGTTGCCCACAAGACCTGTGAGGAATTTGGCACCTGCTTGAACAAGAACATTCTTTGCCCTAAGTGGAGTAAGAATGTCAAACAACTCAGTGGCTACAACATCCTCACCTTCAGCGGTGACAGTAACGCTTGCTCTTTCCTCAGTAGGTAACTGAATCTGACCCTGTGCGTTCACACCTGCTTTTCTTGCTTCTTCTTTACCTGCGTTGATGACAGCCATTGAAACATCATCAAGAGGTTGGTTGTTGGCAATGCTGCGGATTGCCTTTAAAAGTGAAAATCTTTTATTCATTTTTTGAGTAATATTACTTTTATTATTTTCTGTTCTTTCCTCTTTCCCTTCATCCTCAAACTTGAGGTTTTGAAGTCTTTCATTGAGGTCTCTTAATTCATCATCTTTTTCCTTGATTTGTGCTTTGATGGTCTCCAACTCTTGGGTTTCTGCAGGTGTCAAATCCCTGACTTCCTTTTTACAGGTGTCAATTATATCCAATGCCCTGTTTTTGAGTTGTGCCCTTTCATCTTTGATAGTTAGTGAATCCATGGTATTTTGAAATTAGTTTCTTTTTATAAATATATGGTTAATCTGAAAAAGTTTCAACATTTTATATGTTTTCAAACTCTTTTTTCAATTCATCCAATTTCTCATCCACTGTGGAGATTTCATCAAATTTCCTCTTCGCACAGTCTGTTTCAAGGTATGCAGGTTCGAAAACGGGACTCACATCATATAATCTGTATATCTTCTTGATGTTTCTCCTTAAATGCCCGTCCTCACCTCTGAACCATTCATCACCATTCTCCTTGTCAACAACAAAGGCAAATGAGGATGTTGTGATTTCACCCCTTGTAAGGTATTCCAACAGTTCATCACCCAACTGTGTGTTTGGTGCTTCAAAACTGTAATGCAAGCCGTCTTCTCTCAATTCAAGTTTCAATGTGCCCTCACCATATCTGCTTCTTGCAAGAATGCCTCTTGATTTCTCATGGTCTAAAGTTGCGAATATATCACTGTTCTTGATTGTCTGTTCCGTGATTGCATCCTTTGATATGGTTTCGATGAATCCCATATCCCTTGATTCAGAATCAAAGACAACCGCCAAACCCTCAACCATTCTTGATTCAGGGTTTGAACGTTGTATCTGATTTGATATGTTTCTTATTTCTTGGTTCTTTGCCATGTCTCAATTTGTTAAGTATTTTATTAATGGACTGCGGTTATGTATGAAGCATAATCAGACCATGCTGTTTTATATGTGTTCACGGATGCAGAAGGCACATAGATTTTGAATGCTGATGCATTGTTCCCAAATGACTCTGTGCCTAACGTAGGTGGAGTGGTGGCAAGACATACCACACTTACTAATCTTGCGCAACCATTGAAAGCGTAATCACCAATGGATGTTACCGTGCTTGGTATGACTGCTGCTTGTAGTGAACTGTGCAAAGAGCTGGAGAAACATTCACCGCAGATTTGCGTTGTACCGTCAGGAATGACAATGGATGTGAGGTCTCCCTCTATCCAATCCTTGATGACACTCTCATATTCATCACCACCGCCACCACCTGACACATTGACTGTGGCTGTTGCATATTCTGAAACATCAATATCTTCACCATTCTCTGTGATTTCTATGTTTCCGCTTGGTTTAAGGGTGTCATAGTCAGTGGTTGTTCCTGAAATGTTGTTTGTGATAAAGTGGGTTGAACCATCCTCTTTGATGAAATAGATGTTGCCGCTTGTGATGTTTTTGCCGTTGTCAGTGGCAAAGTTGTAATCTTCCTTGGTGTTGTATATAAAAATCATGATTTAATATATTTTGTTGAATTATTTTTTATGCGCTTGGAATTGCTTCAATTATGCTTGAATAGTCTGACCATCCACTTGCAGATTGATAAGCTGATACACTTGCGGACGGAACATAGATATGGGCAAGATTTGAGTCACCTTGGAAAACGTTAGTACCCAATGTTGGTGGTGTTGTGGCTTCTACAGTAACACTTGCAAGATTAGAACAATTACGGAAAACCATATTACCAATTGATGTGACTCCACTTGGTATTGTTATAGTTGTAAGACCTGAGCAACCATTGAAAGCAACAGCACCAATTTCTGTAACACTATTTCCAAAATTTAGTGTGGTTAATGTGGTTTTGCTTTGGAAACAAGTGAAATTAATA